AGTGCAAAGAGCTTGTATCTCCTTGCGTCGCTTGGCATCAGTCCGCAACGCGCGGCCGATTGCTTCCTCGACCTTCTTCTTGTCTTCTTCTGGGTCAGTCGCACCGTCCATGTTCTCGACCTTCTTTTCTTCTTCCGGCTTTGTTTCGCCGTCCATGTTTTCGACGGGCTCTGGCATTTCTGCCGCTGCTGATGTTCCGAGCTTGCCAACAACCCACGCCAAGATTTGGTTTGGGTCGGTCATGCCTTCAGGGAGCCCCATTGCTGCCAGTTGCGTCAATAGTGCCTCGTCCATTCGCGTTACCTTTCTTTCGAGGTCTGTATATGACCTACGGACAGTAGAGTGCTCGTCTGCACCAGTGGCACAAATCGAAGCGTTATGTGGCTGCCATCGCACATGGATGACTGCCGGACCATCGATCACCGCTCCGCGTTTTGTCGTGTAGCTTTGACCATGTGGCACAAAAAGCGATTCCATCGGAACGGCTGTAATTGAAAAATCTGTTATGTGCCCTTCATCCATTCGCGTGCGGATGACTTGTGATTCCGGATCGCTGGCAAATGCAGGAACGCCGTGCAGCTCTCCGTCAATGACTTGCATTTGTCGGATTGAACCAAAGATGTTCCGAACGCTTCTGTCGTCGTGTGAATCGACAATTGGAATCTGTGATTGATTTGCCCGAAGAACAACGCCATCCATCAACAGCACTTCGTTGATGACGTACCCACGGTCTTCGTCGTATCGTCGAACTGGCGTCTCCGTAGCAATGACGACATCCGAAACGCCGGTCGACACTCCAACCGATCGCATCACGACGCATGTGGCTTTCAGTGGTGGCAGCTTGCCTTTTTTACTTGGCATTTTCTGTCTCCGGAACCTGATTCAAATCTGTGTCAACAGTCCCGTCTGACGCATCCGCCAACAGCATTTGCGCCGTCGCTTCGGTCAGCCCCAGCGACTGCAGAAACACCTTTGACTTTGTTTCGCTAGCAGTGCCTGCAATGAACTCCGCCAGAATGTCTTCAATGGCTTTGCGATTACGGCCCCATTGAAGCCGTGACATATCAGACATTTCACCGGCTGGCTGTCCCGCTTGTGGCTGTCCGGGCTGTGGCATTGCAGACGCTGCCGCCATTTGCTGCCCTTCAGCCTGCGTTGCTTCAACCTTTGCCATGTCGGCAGTGACAAGACCAAGTTGACGTTTTAGCTTTTCTTCTTTGGCTCGCTGATAAAACACGTTCTTCCAGTGCTTCCCACGCTGACCGAGTTCGTCTTGGTATGTGCTCTGGAATGAGTTCAACGCAGAGTCAGACGCTGATTGTTCGCTCTGTGGGTCTACCCATTCCCATGCGGGAGTTTGCCACTCGACCGCAGTCGCGGCACGACGGTCGGCAAGTATTTCGGACATCGACGGAAAGCCGTCCACGCCTGCAGTCGCCGCCTGATCACAGAATCGGTCCCAAATCGGCTGGCACATGTGCTGTACGTCATAGCGTTGCCACCTGCGGAAACGACGACGGTCTTCAAGCATACTTGTGCGGCTGCTGCTGTAGCTTGTGCCGCTGTAGTTCCGGCTGACGACTTCGTAAGACAGGCCCGTACCAACTGAAATTCCTCGCAGCATCAAATTGATCCACGGTTCCGACGCTGAGTTCGGACGCCCCGGATTGATTGATTCGACTGATTCCCCTGGCTGCAACCGAACGACCATTGCCGGTTCGAGATACTCAAACTGGTTGCCGTTGATGTCGCTCGCCTCATCATCGGTTGATGGCATCAAACCAGTGCCGCCGCGTCCGTTCGTTGTGATCGCTACGCCGAAACATGAGGCCACCGCAGACGCTTGAATTTCATTGTCGACGTAAACGCCGAGATCACGCAGCCATGACAAAACTGGAGCAAACCACGAAACGCCGCGAGTTTGCCCAATCCGGTCGACTCGGTACAAATGCAGGATCTCTTTCGCGTCGATCCGTACCGGAAGAACACGGGTGGCGTATGGTCCGTTTGGATGCTCCGGATAGATCCAGTATGCTAGCGGCTTTCCAAGGTCATCAAGTTCAACGCCTCGGATCACCTTGTTTCCGTCTTTACTGTGAATCTTGTAAGTGTCTTTGTCAGTCGCCAGTCGGTCAGCTTCGATCAGTTCCAGTGCAAGTGGCACAGGGCGATAGATGCCGCGATACTTATTGGATGGCGTGTTGACAAGGTGAATCAGCACCTCGCCCGCTTCGACCATTTCACGCTGTGCGAGTTGTTGAATTTCTGCGAAGTTCAGACGCCCGTTGACGTCACAAACTTCGCACCATTCCTGCCACACCTTGTCACGGACTTCGTTGACATCTTCGACGTCTGTGCCTTCCGGCGTTTCTACTTGTGACTGTGCGGTGATGCCTGTTCCAATTACCGAACTGACGATTGTGTCGACAACGCCCCAAGCATAAGCGTTATCGCGAACCAACGCACGGGACCATGCTCGAAGCGAATCCGCACCAAACGGCCCGAGCAGTTCACTGTCTGCGGACTGGTTTTTCGGTTTCTTGTTGTTTGTTAACCGGCTGGCTTCTGCCCCGGCGTACATTCGCTCAAGCGTTTTGCGTTGCTGCGTTCGTCGCACTGCAGCCGCAGGACTAAACACGCCGATAACTTTGTCAAGGGCTGTGCCGATCATTGGCGAGCCCTCTGGAACTTGGCGACTCGGAACATGCTGCCAGAGCCTGACTCGCGGTCGGCTTCCATTTGCAGCATTCGGCGTTGCTCAAACAGCGTCGGCAAGTCAAGCGACGTCACCGAACGTGAGCCGATCGAGTACGAGGAAGCCCCTCCAGTCAGGAGTGCTTCAATCGCTGCGTCGATCTGTGCAAGTAGTGATGCCGCTGTTGCCATGCCCGCATGATTGCGGTGTTATGTGGCAATGCGATAGGGCAAGCATGGGTGCGGTTTATATGCCGTGTAAATACTATTCCTTCCACGTCGCTCCGCAATATCCGCACTTGCAGTACCTTGTCCGCCCCTGCGTGCTGACGACTCTGGAAAACGACTTTCCGGCCGTTTCCTTGTCAACCGCGCGTAACGCAGGGCATGACGTGCAATCTCGCGGAACGAACGTTGTGACTCTCGGCTTTGGCTTTTCAACGTCTTCTGAGACTGTTGACCCAACCGCCTGCTCGTTTCTTTGGGGCTCCATGACGTTGGCCTGCAGGCTTTCCGGCTGGCAGTTTTTGTTGTGCTTGCTCATTTGGGGCTTTCGGTCTTGCAGTAACTGACTGGCCATTCGGTGTGTCCGGAGTCGGGGAGAGAAGATAAATGCCGCGAGCACTTGCCGCAGCCGCTGCGTTGTATGTGGCATCAAGCCAGTGGTTGTTATCGCTCACCACGTTCCAGTATGTTTTAAGGCCCTTGCCTTCCTTAAACTCGCTGACAAGTTCTTCGGCAACAATGTGCTGAGCGTACGACGTGTGCTTCTTGTCGCCCGGCTGATTAAACAGCGACAACGCCCCGCGTCGCAGGAAGTTCTGCTCGTCAAATGTTGGCGTCAGGAACCGCTCGTGAATGAACTGCTTCCAGTAGTCCGTATTGAGTTCGTAAAGCCACAGGCCCTGAGCTTCCTGATAGGCTGCATGGAAATGATTTCCGGGCTTTATCTTGTCTGTTTCGGTTGTCTTGTCGCGATAGTTCCCGATCCCCTTGGACACATAAAACGGTGTCCCGCCGACGTCTCTAACGAACTGATACGCCGCGTCTGTAAATGTTCCGGAGTCGACAAACACAGCATCGACCTTGCGATCAGATCCAGCCGCGTCGACATACTTTTTGCTCAGAATCTCATCACGCCAGTTCAGCAACGCTTTGTAAATCTGTGGTTCGCTGGCTTGGTTGTCCATGCCTTTGTCCGTGCCGACGACTTCTGCCCGGCCGTAATCAATGACGCACCCGCCGGCACCCTTCCACCATGCAATCACGACCCAATGACAAAGATACTTTCCGAGGTCAATCGCTGCTGTCACACATGAGGCATTGGCAGGCAACTGGCCGCGATCCAGCCCGCTCAATCGACCTGCCACCATTTGCCACGACAATCCGCTACCCTGTGGCCCGACCTCCTCCGGAGGATCGTTGTCGATTTCTGTCGCAACCGCTTCTTCTCCCCAGTCGGCCACCTTGTTGAAATACGACTGGATCGCGGAAAGCTCAAGCGGTTCACCGTCTTCGTGAATGGTTCCGTCGAATGATGACGCATTGCTAACGATGCAATCACGCTCAATCTCTGCTCGATTGTCACGCCAGAACCGAAAAGCCTCTCGTGCGTCAGGGTCATTGTCGGCCCGCTCGATTCGCTTCGTCATGTATTCCTGAACCAGATCCATGCGGTCGGGCCGCTTGATCATTTTGCGGTATCGCTTGCCCTTCCACGACGGTTTTTTCTTTGGGTCGGTGAACTTAAACGCTATGCACTTGCGGTTCTGAATCGTGCAAAGAAATACACGAGCAACGCGACGTGCCGACGATGCAAGCCCGGCAATATCCTTTTCAATGATGTCTTCGTTTTTCTCGATAACAGCGTCCGATTCGGCTGCCTGACGGTCTTCGATGTCGTCAATGATCGCGATATCGGGCCGAATGTCCCGATAGTTGGTTCCGCGAATCCCGCCGTCAATTCCAATCGATGCCAAGATTTGGCCTCGACTCACTGGCTCAATATCCTCCGGCCAGTCATCCGGCAATTGATGACGCCCAATGGTCGGATAGATTAGGTGATCGGCTGCCAGTTCTAGACGGCTGAATTCACCAGCGACCGTTTGCATCCTCGCCCGGCTTGACCATCCGCCGACAGCCTTAAACGGCTGGCAAATCTCTGGAAAGTCCTGCAGCAGCAATTCTGATTGCTGGAGCTTCTCGCGGACAGTCCGCAGCTCAGATTCGCTCTTTCGTTGATTCTTGCCGATAACGATCGGAAACACTGCAAGCCCAGTTAGCGTCAGGTAAAGTGCTGTGTAGATGGCGAGCTTCGTTTTGCCCTCGCCACGAGTTCCCGCAATGGCTTGGTCGCCGCCGTACATCGCAGCCCTGACAATCGAATCGTGCATGTCGCGACGGTCGGCAGTAAATGGCTCGAAGAACACTTCTGGAAAGTACGTCGTCAGGAACAGTTCTCCATCCTGTAAAGCGTCACGCCTGCGAATTGGGTCTTTGGGAATCGGTATTTTAATATCGCGATCGGAGGCCCGCTTTTTGGCCATTCGCTCGCTTTGCTTTGATCGCTCATCATTCTGCAGCAGTGGCTTTGTGATCGGATGCGATCTTAGCCAGCTCTCCAGTTGGGAGGTGCTTAATGATTGCAAGTAGTTGTAATCGTCGCTGATCATCCAAAGCCTGTTTTTTCAGGGCGAGTTCTTCACGCTTCACGTCAGCCTTATCTGCTCTCACGAGTGCGTCAAATGCCTTCACTTTCATTTCGTCGTCGGCAGAGTTTTCAATCACGTCAAACAGATCATGAACGGCTTGACTCTTGCGGGCATCGCATTTATCCAGCCATCCGCTCACGAGTGCTCTCCCAGTCAATTTCACGTCCGCGATTGTTTTCAGTGGCATTCCGCCCCCTACCCCAAAACGACTGGCAGGAACGCACTAACTTTCTGTTGAGAATCCGGGGCTTTTTTCATCGTAGGGCGCATTTAAGTCGCAGGAAGGACCCATCGAAAAAGTTTTTGGCTATGCTGCACCTGATTTTCCTGCATTCCATATAACTTTGCCCATATGGCGAGGTTATATGCTCGTCTACGATATGAGAATCATTCTGCCGCCAATGCTGCCGCATACGCCTCTTCACCCGTCTGCGTATCGCTGTCGATGATTATTTTCAGATCCTTTTGACGCACTGGAACAGCATCAGTTTGGCCTGATTCCGTCACCAAAAACGTGCCCCAATAAACGCCCGCAGCATCAACGCCCGTACTGCTGAAATCGTAGTTGACCGTACCACTCGCGGCAGTCACCACGGTGACGCCCGTTGATGTAGCTGCAATCTTTGTCGCTCCAGTTGCCGCGTTGATCATCTTAAACGTCACCGTCAGCCCTGTAAGGTTAATGGCTGCCAGCGTACCGCTTGAGTCAGGCTGCTGCAAGGTGACGGGCATTACCGTTCGCAAATCCCCGACACGCCTTCTGTGAATCTGTTGTGTCATGGACTTGCCCCTTCAATAGTCAATCGTTTTTGTGATGTGCCCACTGTCACTAATCGTTGCATTGATGTACCATCGGCACCTAATCTTTGGCGTGATGTGCCAATCAGTGCTAGGCGAGTTGTGACCACGGAGGCGTTCGTTTCACCATCACCCCCAGCCAGCCCCCACGTCCGAAACGCAAAGCCCTGAAAAGCAAACCCCCGTTGCGAGTATCTTCCTTGGCTCATGCTGGCTTGCTCAGCGTTGGCGCTGTCCTTGTTCCAGTGGAAGTCAACCCTGCCATCGCAACTCGATAGTTAACACCAAACTGCGTGATGTCGTATTGCTCCGTCGACGTTTGCGGATTCGCGACGGCCCCAGAGCCGATTGCCAAGAGCCAGCCGGCAGCGTCTTGAATGTTGGCAATCTCCGTACTACCACTCAACCCATCCGCCTGGCAGTCGTGGACATCGGCAGCAATGTGATTAGCTCCAGTGACCTTTACCGCTCTGCCGTTCGTGCCATCGCTGATCAACAGCAACTCACCGAATGAATCTGCTGTAAATGTTTCTGTGGTCAGTGTATTCCAGATTGCCAAACGACTAGCGGAGTCCAGTTCC